GACTATGACTACATAGGCGCCCCTGCCCACGCCGGATATAACGATGGCAAGCTGTATTTCTCGTTTGCGTGGACAAAAGACCCCGATGCCCAACCCGTGCTCAATGGCGGGTTCTCGCTGCGCTCAAAACGCTTCCTGCGCTGCCTAGCCAAGCGCGGCATCATGTACGCCTTCTTCTCAACAGAGCCGCTGTGCAACGAAGACGTGCAGATATGCACCTTCCTGCGCCCCAAGCTAGAGAAGCTGGGCATGAGGTTTGCCCCTACTGATGTGGCTTTGAACTTCAGCATGGAGTACGCTGGGCCACAACTACACGACAAGATCAAGTTCAACAAGCTGCTGGGTCATCACGGCCCCAGCCGCAAGCTCGTAAGCAATAACCACATCCAAATCACCAAGCCTCTATCAGAAGTGAGTAATTACTATCGTGAGATGGAGTTCTTGGACTGGCTGCAAAACAAAGGCTACACAGTAGAGTTCTATGAGCCATCCTAGTCAGATGAACTTTGTGGCAAGCGTTGCCAAGATGTTCCCAGCCCACTTCTTCAACAGCCGTGTGCTGGAGGTTGGCTCACTCAACATCAATGGCAGCGTGCGCCAGTTCTTCTCCCAGCCCACTTTCTATGTCGGCTGCGACCTCGGCCCTGGCCCCGGCGTTGACATCATCTGCCCAGGCCACAAACTGCCCTTCCATGATGAAACGTTTGACGTTGCCATCTCCTGCGAGTGCTTTGAGCACGACAAAGACTGGTACATGACCTTCAAACGCATGATGGAACTGGTCAAACCTATGGGGCTGGTCATCTTTACCTGCGCTACAACAGGCCGCGCAGAGCATGGAACCACTCAACACAACCCTTTTGACGCTCCTTTCACCAACAATTACTATAAAAACCTCACAGAAAGGGACTTTTCAGAGGGTTTTGACCTCGAAAGACGCTTTTATAGGCATGAATTTGGGGTCAACGAGCAGTCTCACGACCTGTATTTTTGGGGTCAAAAATGCGACCAATCCTGACAAAAGTCGAGCTAAAACGCATCATTAAGCGGTTTTTTGCCGATCAAGAGCGTGGAATCAGCATCAAACTGTTCTGCGAGCTGTGCGGAACCAGCGAAAAGCACATGCTTGACGTCTTTATCCACGAATCTCAGCCCCTGAGTGAGTACATGCAGCGCCGAGTGAGCAAAGGCTACCAAGAATGGCGTGCTGGCAACGTGCGGGTGATGAAAAACAGGGACAACACCCGCTTTGTGGAGTACCGCAAGACTCCGCAGCCCCCAATCTTCCGCTCTACGGGCCTCAAAGTGACGTCCGAGGGCATCAAGCTGCGTGTTGGGTTGGTCAACCGACACGATTACAGTGAACTTGACCTTGACGAAGCACTAAGAGGGTAACTTATGGCTGTTCTACACGACTACTTCTGCTCCGAGCACGGGATTTTTGAGGCTTGGGAGGCAAAATGCCCCATGAAAATCTGCAAAGGCGAGATTTCCAAGGTGTTTTTGCAACCTGTTGGCCTCAAGAGCGACAAAACCAAGGCTACAGACAAAAACCTAGAGGGTTTGGCGCAAGACTTCAAGATGACCGACATCAAGAGCACCCGAGAGGGTGAGCACCAGACCGGTTATCTCAAGCGCAACAACCAACTGACCGACAAACAGTTTGAGGAAGCGGGGGAGGCCATGCAAGCCATGTCGGCCCAGCAGCAGCAGGAGCCACGCCCCGGAGACAACGTGATTTGGGGCGGCGGCGGCAGCATTTCCATGAACTCCGTCCTGGGCGGGCAGTTCAAATCTGTGGCTGGCGAGCAAGTGAGCATTCACCCCCGTCAGGCAGGCAATTTGACGGGGCCACGGGCGGCAAGTTACATTCCCGACCAAGACAACCTTCAAGTTGATAGGTCATGAGAATCCCAACTGAAGCCCTAGCGCGAGAGCAGTTCTATCTGGACTTGATAGAAAAGTGCGAAGTCTCGATGAACGAGCGCAAGGCTGACTACCTTGGGCTTCGCAGTTGGTATCTCTTCGGCAACGGACTGGACTCTGCGCCAGCTCTGTACAACAAGATTCAGCCGCATATAGACCAGCTCACCAGCTTTTTGTATTCGGCTGAAACCACTCGCTTTTCTATCGTTACCGGCGCGTCTGTTCCAGAGCAAGAGCACAACAAGATTCCGGTGCTCACCCGCGCACTCAACGATGAGTGGTCAAACTCCAATGCTGACCAAGTGTTTGGTCAAGGTGTTGCGTGGGCCATGTGCTACAACACCACCTTCATCAAGCTGGTCATCAACAAGGGCATCCATCCCTATTTGGTTGAACCCAACTGCATAGGCGTACTCCGCGAAGACACACCCGGTCTGCAGCGACAAGAAGCCTTGGTGCAGGAGTACTACATCACCAAGAGTGAGCTGTACTCGCGCCTGTACAGCCATCCCAACCGGGAAGAGATTGTCAAGCGCGTCAACGCAGGCGAGCACCAGCGTACCGACAGCCCCGAGGGTATTGAGCGCATCTTGATGTCGCAAACAAACCCGACCATGTACGGCAATGTGAACTTGGACTTGAGCGGCAACGAACGCTACAAGGCCCGTGTTTCAGAAGACACCGTTCGCATGATTGAGCTGTGGGTCTACAACGATGACATCAACGACTACCAGGTGGTCACCAAGGCCGACCCGGACGTCATCATCTATGACCGACCTGGCGAAAAGGTGTGGATGAAAGGCGAACTGCCCTTTATCCAAATCTGTCCCAACCCGCTGTACGACTATTTCTGGGGCCAGTCTGAAGTCTCGCGTTTGGTCTACCTGCAAGAACTGCGTAACAAGCGCATGGCAGAAATCCTAGACCTGCTGAGCAAGCAAGTCTCGCCGCCTACAGCCCTTATCGGCTTCACAGGCATTCTGGATGAAAAGAACTTTGCGCTTAACCGCGCAGGCGGTTTGCTGTCTACAGACATGCCAAACGCCAAGGTTGAGAAGCTGGCTCCGAATATCCCTAACGACCTGTTCAGAGAAATCGGTGAGATTGATCTGATGTTTGAAGAGGCATCAGGCATTGTGTCCGTACTTCAAGGACGGGGAGAAGCTGGGGTTCGCTCTTCGGGCCATGCTTCTCAACTTGCACGCTTAGGCTCTAGCCGCGCCAAAAAACGCGCCCTCATCATTGAGGATGCGCTGGAAAAGATGGCTACGCTGTATCTCAAAGCCATGCAGATTTACAGCCCCACGCACTACAAGGCGACAAACGGCGACATGTTCATTCCTCGCCAGTTCACCTCGGACTTTATGGTGAAAGTGGACGCTCACTCCAACTCGCCCATCTTCATGGAAGACATGCGGCAGATGGCGTTCTCGCTGTACAACGCCAAGGTCATTGACAAGGAAAGCCTGCTGGACTTGACCGACCCGCCCATGAAGCAGCAGCTCAAAGAGCGGCTCAAAATCATGGAAGACAAGGAAGCGGCCATGCAAGCAGCAGCGGCTGCTGCCCAGCAAAAGCCACCCGAGAATGTCCCGCAGCCTCCGCAAGAAGCAGGTGGCGGCATGTCTCCAGAGCTGCCTCTTATCCAGTAAGGAGCCATCATGCAAAACAACGGTTCCCCCTCGTCTGGCGTGCAACAACCCACGGCTGACCAGCCACGGTACTCCACAGACCAGTTGCGCTCAGAAGAAAAAGCGCCAACCATGCAGTACCGTCAGACCAATATCAAGACCTACGCAGGGCGTTACAACCGCCCAACACGCAGGTAAGATATTGACAAGTTTGAAGTAAACACTTACAAACGCGCCCAAAGAGGTCACTATGAGCGTTCCAACCGATAAATTGATGGAGCTTATGCGCGGTCAGCGTTCTGCCGGGGCATCTGCGCCCAAAGTAGAGGTTGAGGTCGAGGAAAAGGAGGAGATGTCTGGCGATGACACGCCTCCTATGGGTGCGCCCATGTCCACGCCTGAGCCAAAGCTGGGAAACAAAGAAGGCGCACTCGTCAATATCGGCATCGTGATCGACATGCTGGAGCAATCCATCCCTGCTTTCGGAGCCGACTCTGAAGAAGGCAAGGTTGTAATGGATGCCATCTCCAAGCTCAACAAAATGTTGGGTGGGCGCAAATCATCTGTCAATGAGTTGCAGCAGGCTGAAATCATGCAGCTCATGCAAACGCTTCCCCAGGCCGGTGGCGCAACGCCTGAGGGCCGTGCAATGGCACAAGCGCCGATTCCCGGTGCTCCCATGATGGGCGCACTACAACCCCCCATGTAAGGAGCCTTAAATGGACTTGTTCAAGCCTCGTGG